ATTTAACTTTAAGTTTCCTAAGAACTTTATACCTAAAGAGGTTGCTGACAAATATCGTCCTTATTTGAACAGATTACCAGGTAATATAATCGAAGAACCTATTGATTTCATTAATTATACTATCCAAGGTGTTTCAATGCCAGGTATTTCATATACACCTGCTGAGCAGAATTTCAATGACGGTACTACAGTGTATAAAAGAGGATACCAACCGGTTCAAAACTTAATTAACAGAGAACTAACAGTTACAATGCAGTTATTAGACGGCTTTATTAACTATTGGATTCTTTCAGATGCTTTATTGTACCATTATAACAGACAGAATGAAAAGTCTTATATTGACGACCTTAAGTTACAACTATTAGATGCCGAAGGTATTCACTTAATGTCGGTTGTATTTGAGAAGCCTATTATGAATTCTATTTCTGAGCTTGACCTTAATATGGCACAAAATGTAGCAGAGTTTAACACAGTCAGTGTAACATTCTTCTATAACAAGTTCAATTTGATTAATGAATTACAGTGATATATAATAATATGAAAACTTTTTTAACATACTTAGAAGAACAAAACGTAACTCAAGCTGACCTTCAAGCTATCAATGAGTCACTAGAACAGGAATGGACACCTGAGCTAGAAGCTAAAATTGATGAAGCTGTCGATGCATTCTTAGCTGATTACGTAAATGAAGATGGTTCTTACGACTTAGAAAGATTCAATGCTGAGGTAACTAACGAAGGAGTTCTTGGTTCAATCATCGGTGGTCTTACAGGTTTTGCACTGGGTAAATCAGTTGGTAAGATTGTTGCTAAAGTACTAGGTATTCAAAAAGGTGTATTCTACGATTTATTAACTTCAAGACTAGTTGGTGCCGCTCTAGGCGCAGCGCTTGGTAAAAAGCTTTAATTTGAATCTAGTCGCAATAGATTATTCTATCAACTCCCCGGGTATCTGTCTTCTTAAAGACGGAAAGCCTTACTATATTTCATACATCAAACCTAAATCAGGGACAAAGAAGCAACAAGCACTACAGGAAGAGATGAATCTTCTTAATGATGTTACTCTAATAAACCAACCTGAACCAAACGTTGATAAACAAGAATTAGCTAGAGTCATGAGACACCGAACAATTGCTGAAGGTATCTGTGACTTAATAGCTGAGCATACAAATCCAGATGAGGAATATAAAATCTATTTTGAGGGTTCTTCTTACGGGACCTCTCGCTTTGGAACAAACTCTCTTATTGATTTGGCTTCTGCTAGCTCTATCTTAAAATCATATTTGATTGATCGCTTCAATGTGACTGTACTCGAAGTCTATGCCCCAACCACAATTAAGAAACATGCTGGTAAGGGTAACATGAAAAAGATGGAGATGTGGGAAAAGTACATTAATGATGAGTCAAATCGTGAGTCGGGTCTTTGGAACTTTTGTCAACAATTTAAGGAGGACAAAAAGATTATGAAGCCCCTAGATGACCTTGTGGATGCTTATTTTATCATGTCTTACGTTAGGTCCCTTTAAATTGTATTTTACCCTCAGGCATAAAACCATAACTTATACGAGCATATTGGTATGTTTGTTTCATTTTAGGGTAAAAATATTTAAAAATAATAAGGTAGTATGTTATTATGAAACAAAAAAGAATAGTTCCATATAATATACATGAATAAAAATATACTTACACCAAGTCAATTAACAGAACTAAGTCGCGCTGTAGAATTAATGGTAAATTCAGAAATGATTACCGTTGAGGAAGGTGTTGACTTTCTAGGGAAAGCAGGGTTGACTCAAGTAGAGGGTTCTACATGGGTTGATACTACTGGAACTAAATACGTCTTTGCATAAGACAAAACTATTTTTGAAACCTTTTTAAAAGTAGATATATAAATAGAGTTAAGAAACTCAAAAGGTAATTAACAGGATAAACAGTTTAACAAATTAAAGAATTAAAGGAAACATGGCAGATTTTGACATTTTCAATTTGAGCGTCAACGATGTTGAAACTCACAAAGCAGCAGCGTCAAACACAAATGACGTAATCTACAAACCATCAGCAGACGATGGTATGGATGGTACTTACAAAGCACTTATTCGCTTCGTACCAAACCCAGAAAACCCACGCAAATCATTAGTACGCAAGTACGTTCACTGGTTGACTGACCCATCAGGTTCAGGTCGTCTAGTTGATTCTCCTACTTCAGTTGGTGAGAAGTGTCCTATTCAAGACGCATTCTTCCGCCTACGTAAGTCTGATTCAGCAATCGACCGTAAGATGAGTGAAAAACTAAAGCGTCGTGAGCAGTACTACTCTCTGATTAAAATCATTAAAGACCCACAAAACCCGTCAATGGAAGGTCAGTATATGATTTACAAGTTTGGTTACAAAATCAAAGAAAAGATTGACGAAGAATTGTCACCAGCATTCGGTGAACCAACTCAAGTATTTGACCTGTTTGAAGGTAAAAACTTTGAGCTAATCATTACTCGTCAAGGTGATTACAATAACTACGATAAATCTAAATTCTCTGCAAGTACATCTCCAATTATGGTGGGTGATTCACCAGCTGAGCGTACACCAGAGTCTATGCAAGCTATTAAAGCTGAACTAGAAAGTGCTCCATCACTTTCAACTTATGAGTACAAGCCTTGGGACGATTCAGTTCGTGACTTTGTAAACCAAGTGCTAAGTCAGTACGTTACTAATCCAGGTCGTTCAATGGGGTCTGTTACAGCACCCGCATCTGCACCGACGCCGACTGCAACAACAGTTACAGAAACTGCACCAACACCAGCTCAACCAGCTGCAAGTGCAACAGTTAGTGATGATGACGACCTTGACTCATTCCTAGATGGACTCGATATCTAATCTCACAGAAGAGCTTAAAGGTAAAATTAGAAGCTTAGTAAAAGAGGTGGCTGTGCGTGAGCATGGTCACCCTTCTAAGCAAATGATAAAGGAGATGCCAGGTCGTTTGACTTTGGCTTGTCCTTATTGTGGTGACTCGACTACAGACCATACAAAGAAAAGATGTAATCTGTATTGGGACACCCTACAATTTCATTGCTATAACTGTGGTGAACATGGTGATGTATACCGTTTATTAAGAGACCATGATTTAAGACTTAGAGATGGAGATGATTCCATAAAAGTCATTGAGTACATTAAGTCTCGCAAGACTGAAACCAAGCAGATTGAAACAATGAAGCATGGTATTTATGTCAAGGCTAACGAAGCAGCGATATCAGTATCAGACTTTAAGAAACATTTTAAAGCACAGTCCATTGAAGTTGGTGACTATGCTTGGTTTTATTTAAAGGGTCGTGCACTACACCACAAATCCGAAGAGTTTCTATATTCGCCGTTTGGCCAGAACCTATGGATTTTAAATAAAACACCAGACGGTAAAATATTAGGTTGTCAGAGTAGAAAGCTTGGTAAGTACAAATCAAGATACCTTACATACGATATGGGTAAGCTGTATTCAGAAATGGGTAAAGACTTTCCGTTTGAAGGTGATGAACTTATTTCAGTTAATAAGATTTCAACTTTGTTCAACATTATGCGTATAGACATGACTAGAGACGTTACTCTTTTCGAGGGACCTCTTGATGCAATGTTTATGGCAAACTCTATGGCTCTTGCGACTGCAGGTCGTTCAACAACAGAACTAGACGAGATACCAACAACTCGCTATATGTTTGATAACGATGAAACAGGTAAGCAAAAGATGATAGAGAAATTAAAGAAGGGCAAATCAGTGTTTATGTGGTCTAAATTCCTACAGGATTATAAACTGAATATATACAGTGATGATATAAAAGATTTGAATGATTTAGTACTTAAGTGCTTTGAACTCAAGTCTCCGGCTCTAAAAAATATAGGCAATTATTTTACAAACTCTAAGTTAGATGCTTTGTACTTATGATTGATTTTAACCTAATGATTGAAGAAGAATTTGACGACTTCTACGAAGAAAGTGAGAAGCATAAAAATTTGAAAATGTTCATTGAATTTGATGACCTTGATACTGAATACAAAGGCAAGGAAATTAAGTTCAATGCACCTAAGTTTAAGAAAAGACTGAAAGCGAGTAAATGGATTCCTAAGTCCAATAACAAATCATCATTATTCTAATGTCAACAGAAAATAAAGTAATTAAGATAGACACATACTTGAACGAGCAACGTCAAGATTGGACCGCTAAGATCCGTGAGCTTGCTAAGTGCTTTAAAGATGTTGACTTACTTAATCAGGCTATGGTAGAGATTCCATCATACCGTCAAATTATTATTGAGCAGATTGCACAGCTTAATATTAAGATTAAGCAACAGGAAGCAAAGCTTTCTAAAACATATAAAAACTCATACTTGAAGTATTTCGAGTACGACTATAAATTAACGGACAAACAAAAAGAATCATTCTTAAAGGCAGACATGTCTGAGGACAATATGGTTCTTGGTTTGTTAACCACGCAAATGGATTTCTTGCGTGAATCGGTGAAGACTCTAGATAATATGAGCTGGGCCGTTCGTAATAAGCTACAACTACAAGGGCTGTAACGAGAATAAAAATAGTTTCATTATGAATGGAGCTAACTTTAACTGACGACAATCAGTTCTTACGTATAGATAAGGCCAGTGAGATTGAACTTGAACAGGTTACAATTTCACTGACTCGTCGTATAGAAACATGGCGTTTCAATCCCTTGGTTAAAAAAGGTATTTGGGATGGTTATGTTTCATATGTTAAAGATGATAAGTGGATTCCTGCTGGTTTATGGCAAGAGGTCACAAAAATCTGCAAACAGTACAAATACGATATTAAAATCAACGGTGTAACTAGATTGTTTGACAAAGACATTTCAGCTGAAAGCTTTGAAGAGTGGGCTAATGACTTTTTTGAAGGTCATCCTGATGGTATTAAACCAAGAGACTATCAAATCGAAGCGGCATATAATATTTTAAAGTTTAGAAGGTCTCTTTCTGAATTAGCAACATCTGCTGGTAAAACTTTAATCTCATTTCTTACAGTAGCCTATATGCTTGAAAAAGAAAAGGCTAAGAAGATTCTGTTTATTGTACCGAACGTATCGCTTGTTGTTCAGGCAAGTGAAGACTTTGGTGAGTACAATCACGAAAACAGAGTTAAGATACTTATACAGCAAATCTATGCTGGTCAAAAGATTAAGGAGAATAGAAATGTAGTTATTGGTACATACCAGTCTTTAGTTAAAAAGCCTAAGGAATTCTTTGATGATTTTGAGGCAGTTATTGTAGATGAGACACATAAAGCAAAATCTAATTCTATCAAAACAATTCTACAGAAATGTAGACATGCTACATATAAATATGGTCTTTCCGGTACAATACCTAAAGAGAATACATTAGACCGTTTAACACTAATGTCTCAAACAGGACCTTTAATTACAGAGATTAAGGCAAACTTCTTACAGAAAGAAGGTCACATTGCTGGTTGTAATGTGAATATTATTGAAATGGATTATGCTACCGAAGAGACTAAAAAAGCCTTTATGGAGCTTGCAACTAATAGATACGACTCTAAAGATGTATTTCCACTTGAACAGAATTATGTAATCAATTCACCAGGTCGTATTAATTTCATAACAAAGGTTATTTCTAAAATACCTAAAAACTCTTTGGTTCTTTTTCATAGAATCGAACATGGTAAAAAGCTGTATGAAATGTTACGCCAAAGAAGTGATAAAAGGGTGTACTATGTTGACGGTGGAACTAACACTGATATTAGAGAGGAATATAAGGCTAAAATGGAAGCGGGTGATGACGTGGTTATTATAGCCAGTTATGGTACATTCTCGACGGGTATTTCTATTAAAAAAATACACAACATTTTCTTTACAGAGTCATTCAAATCAGAAGTAATTATTAGACAGTCAATTGGTCGTGGTTTAAGACAACACGAGTCAAAAGATTCTGTAAACATCATAGATTTTGTAGATGACCTTACAACAGATGACTGGCAAAACTATCTGTACAGACATGGTATTGCTCGTAAAAAGATATATCGCCAAGAAAAGTTTAATTACAAGGTTAAAAAAGTCCGTTTTGAAGGAGATATATAACATTAAGATATTATACTATAAAAATAAAGTATCATTATATAATGAAAAAAATCGAATCATTTAAGTCTTTCTCTCAACTGCAGAATCAATTAAGAGAGGAAGCTAGACTAAAAGAAGTTGCAAGTAAACGTGAAGCTTCTACCGCAGCGTTTAATGAACTACTATCTAAGTACAATGCATCTTCAATCACAGATATCAACGAAGAAGACCTTGATGCATTTATGACAGAGCTAACAGCTGAAGGTAACGCCTTTGGTGCTGCAAGAGCAGAAGCTATTGCTAAAGGTGAAAAAGAGTTTGAAGTTGACGGTGAAAAACTACCAGTTGAAGACGTTGATGCTGAAGACGAGGAAAACGCAGAAGAATTTGCTAACGAGTCAGTGGTTAATGAAGATACTACTATTTTTGAAGCAACAGTTGAGCTAGACGCATTAGACCCAAAATCTAAAGACCTTGCAAAGCTACTTAAGAAAAATAAGGTAGAAATGGAAATCGTTTCTTATGGCGGTCCAACATACGGTACACAAGTTGTTGTATTAACAGGTAAGAAAAAAGATCTTCAAACTGTAATGGCTGATTGTGATTACGGTTGGTGTATGGATAACTCTGAGTCTGATGAGTTTATCGAAGAGTCTACTAAAGTAGATTTTATGAATGAAGCACTAGATGCACGTTCTCAAAAAGATGCGGTTAGAGGTTTAGCAGCTATTAATAAATTTATGGCAGCTCACCCGGCATTTGCAGGTGGTAAAACAGTAGCCGACCAAACAATTGCATGGTTATTAAAAGAAGCTCTTAAAGCTGCAATGATTGACGCTAACTTTAGTCAAGAGGCTAATCAAGCTGCAAGAGCAATTAACTTTGCAAACTTCATAGCCCCAACTATCTTTATTAAGGAAATGGGTGGTATGCCAATCCAGATTAGCAAGAGGATAATGATGGAGAAGGTGTATGAACTAGGTACTGAAATAGCTAGAGGTGTTAAATATAATGGATATGCTATTATTGAAGCTGTTGCACTTTACATGGAGTCTAGATTTAAAAAGAATTCATCAGCTACAGCACTTAGAGACACATTAAATAAATTTTTAGGTGAAGCTAACGAACTAGATATCAAAGTACAAAGAATCAACGAAGGTTCAGCTTTTAACACAGCGAGACTAAAAGCGATTGCTGACGATAAGGACGAGTTTGAGTTTGACGGTAAAACTTATCCAGTAAAGTCTGTTGATAAGGAAGATGAAGAGCTAGCTGATGAAATTACAGAAGCGTTAGGTTCAGGTAATAAGAAGCATGCATCAAGCAAACTAATGCAGGCTAAAAGAAGTTTAGAAAATACTTTTGACCCAGATATAGACGCGCCATTAGATGTTAAATCATTTGGTTCAGATATCAAAAAAATGGTAAAGCAACTAGAGGTTATTCTTAAAAAACAAAAAGAATTTGAAGGTTCAGTAACTGAAGCATTAGACAAAGAAACTATGAAAAGAATGTCAGGTCTAACAGATACAAGAGACCTACGTGATTTTAGATCAGCTTTCCTATCAATCGTACAGTCACACATTGACGAAGGTTTTGAATTTGACGACGTTATTGAATTTATGAACTCAATCATGAGGGACCCTAACATAAGAAAGCAACTACAAGAATCATTAATTTCTGAAGGTAGAGCGTTTGCAGCCGCAGCTAAGAAGGCTAAAGATGCTGGTGAAGAAGAGTTTGAATTTGACGGTAAAACTTACCCAGTAACTATTAAAGAATCACAGGAAGTGATTGAAGAAGGTTACGAAGAAAGAAAACTAGAAGACGCTAAGGAATTTATTAAGAAGGCTGAAGGTAAAAAAGTTAAGCTAACTATTTACGAAGGCGGTTCTGAATCAGAAATTATAGATACTTTCAAAAAAGGGTCATACGGCCTTCACAAAATTGATTACATGGGATTTGACTTTGATGAAGAGTTAAAATCTATTGAAAATGGTGATGGTATGATTATGGGTGTTAGACCTGGTATGTTCCTTAAATGGAAAATCGGTAAAGGTAGACATGGAACTACTTGGTTAATCGAGGTACTATAAAAAACTATTAAAAAAGTCTGACATAATTTTTTTATGTCGGCTTTTTTTCTTATATTCATATTATGAAAAAGGTAAAACTATTTGAAGCGTTTATTGGCGAAGGTGTCTTTAGAACATACAACGAGCTTGTAGGCTATGAGTACAGAGAGTTTGTAGATGGTTTTAAGAAGCTTCATAAAGATAACGTAGTAATCACTGATAACAAAGAAGATGTCGACTACGGTATGCGTAAAGGCTCTAAAGAAGCCCTTTGGAAATACTTTAAAGACGAAGGTAGAATTTACCATTCTGAAAAAGACAGAGATGTATTAGGTCTTATTAATGCATTTAATATGGTGAAGAAAAACCATCCTTGGTCAAAATAACAAAACAACAAAATGAAAAGGGTTAGACTATTTGAACAATTCTTAAATGAAAGAACAGCAGACTACAAATATTTAGTAGATCTATTATTAAATGCTGATTTAAAACACAGTGTTTATTATAATAATTCTTGGAGAGTTGTTAATGTAGGTGGGACTGGTTATGATAAAGGTGATTTAGTTAAACAGTTCAATGCTAAGCCAGGTCAATCTCAAAAAATTAAAGATAACTTCTATTTAGCAGCTCAAAACCCAGATGAAACTATAAACCAAATTGATAAGTTAGCAAAGGGTAAAATTGAAGTAGAGCAGGACGGTAAGTTGTTAAAATATACAGTAAAATAATATGAAAAGGGTTAGACTATTTGAAGATTTTGTTAACGAAGCAAAAGTTAACAAAGGTAAAGTTCATAAAGCAGCAAAAGACGCTAGCTATCCAGTGACACTTGTAGTGATTGACGGTAAAAAAGTTGTTCACCAAGAATTGGTAGAGACTCCAATGGCAGTTCCAGCTTCAATGTCAGTATTAAAAGACAAGTACCCAAACCTTAAGATTCATGTAGAATCTAAAACAGGTGAAGTTGTATTTGTTCAAGAATCAGCTGAAATTAACGAAGGACAGTATCTTAAAAAATTAGATAGATTAGCAGTTAAGTTTGAAGGTGAAATGGGATTTGCAACTTTGTCTGAGGATGATATGGATAAGTACATTAATATAGATATGGCTAATGAACTTGCAGAAGAAATGTTCGGTGAGTTTGGTTTTGCAACTTTAGATGAGGACCAAATGGAAAAGGTTCTTAAAAAGAATCCAAAGATAATTAAATAATGAAATTACTTGTTTCTTTTAATGAGTTTCTTTTAGAAAAAGCTCATAACTCATATAACGCTGATTTAATCTTAGAAGGTGGCGCAGCTGGTCATATGATGCACCCATTTGATGATAAGGGTCTTACTTTTGATGACTTTAGAAAGTTTATCGAGGCAGGTCTTCAAGGTGAAATGACTTTTGACGAAGAGCCAACTGAAAAGACTGATGGTCAAAACGTATTTGCTACTGTTAAAGACGGTCAAGTTCTTTTTGCTAGAAACAAGGGACAATTAATGGCGCCTATAGATTTAGCGGGTATTACAAAAATGTTTGCTGAGCACAAATCTGAGTTGGTTAGGGACACATTTACATTCGCTGCTCAAGATTTATCATCATCACTTACTAAATTAAAACCAGCTGACCAAGAAAAGTATTTTAACAATGGTAAGAACTTCATGAACATGGAGCTTATCTATTCAAAGAACCCTAACGTAATCAACTACGATAGAGATGTTATTCAATTCCACGGTATTAAAGAGACTGATGGTGAGGGCAACATTATTGGTGATATGGGTGCAAGGTCGGCTAAAGAGATTGCAAAGCTTTTAGACAATGTTAATGCAAGAGCTGGTAAGGTATTCAACATTATTCCACCCCAGGTACTTAAGCTACAAAAAGATATTGATTTCGAAACTCGTAAACCTTATTTCATGAAAAAAGTAGATGCACTTCAAAAGAGGTACAATCTAACAGGCCATGACGAGGTTGCAAGATACCATGAAATGTGGTGGAGAGAACAAATTGAAGAAAACTTTGGTGACCTTACACAAGATAAGAAAGAGGGATTACTACTTAGATGGGCATATAAAGACAAGAAGACTCTAAACATGAGAACTCTTGCAAAAGAAGTGACTCCAGAACAAATGGAAGCTATTAAAAAGTTTGATAAAGAGGACCTTAATAAAAAGTACAAAGAAAACATTAGACCATTTGAAGACCTTTTCCTTGAATTAGGTTCAGTCATTTTAAAGAATGCTTCTAATTTTGTTGCAGCATCTCCAGACGCGGAAATGCAAAGACTGCATAATCAAATTAGAAAAGAGGCTGACAAAATTAAAAAGGGCGGTGACATTGAGCAAATTGAAAAGGTAGAAGCCGAGCTTGAAAGACTAAATAGAATCGGAGGTATTGAATCAATCATTCCAACAGAGGGTTTAGTGTTCAAGTATAATGGCAAAATATATAAGTTAACGGGAACCTTTGCTGCGATTAATCAGCTAATGGGTATCATTAAATACGGTAGATAACAATTAAATATGGCACTTCAAAAACTAAGGGACTATTATAACGAAACGTCTAGAAATCATTTTTATAAAATGCTAGAGCAAAAGATTCACGTTGTTGAGAAATTAGCAGCGTCGTCTTTTCACGTTAAAGCAAGTGATATTAAAAACGAATACTATAAGTCTGGTCAATCAACACCTCTTAATGTTATTGACAGAACAATCGTTAGTTTTTATGAACCTGCTATTATGCACTTTAAAGGTCTTCCTATGGAAATTAGAGAAGAAATGCCTAAAGATTGGAAGTTTGGATTTGACTATTTAATTGACGGTGAAACTCCCAACTTCAAGTACTCACTACTTCCTAAAAACAATTTAGTACTTACACACATTCAAGTATTAAATCCAACTAATGAGACAGTTTCTAAAGTAATTAGAGATACTCAGGTTCTTAATAAATGGGCAGAAAAACTAGAGGTTCAAAAACCACCAGTTATTTTTGAGGGTCAATTGAGCCACAACCAAAAGGAGGATCTTGTTAAAATGTTAGAGCTTACTGATGATGAGTTTGCTAGAAAATATGAAGACAGGTCTTTTACAAGAGATTTGTTCTCAATTTTTAATTCAAATCTTAGGAATTCAGCACTTCAAGAAAATCTTGATAGTGAAATTGAAGGCTTGGTAGTTTCATTTGTAGACGGTAAAAAAATGACGCCGTTTAAAATTGAAGATTTTAGAAAAATTAATGAATCAGCTGGCCCTAGAAAGTCATCAGATATTTACCAAATCACTATTGTAGATTTAATTGAGTATCTATCTGAATATGATTTTAAAAAGCATAAATTAGTTAAAGAAGACAAGTACCGTAGGTTCCTTGAACTTATGTCAGAAGTGTTCAATAACTATATCAAAGAAAATGCACCTAAATATATTGGTGTTAACTTTGAATCAGCAGACTTTGCTAAAAAAGAATCGTTTAAGCTTAATACTTCATTTATAGAAAATGAAGAAACGATTAGACTTACGAATAATCCAGTATTAGCAGAGCTGTTTAAAATTACACTTAGCTCATTTAAGGCTAAGAGAACAAAAACAACGGACATCCTATCTGAAGATATGGTCAATCAAATGAATGAAATTGTTGAAGCTATTGATTCACATGTGTCTGCAAAAATAGAAGAAGGTGACGTGTTAGATTTCCAGAACTATATCAAAAAAGATAGAATTGATGCTTCTGTAAACGAAGCAAGACGCGTATTTACAGTAAAACACCCTGAACAAGGTAAGAAGCTTGTAAATATGTTTGTTGGTAGATTCCAACCATTTACATTAGGCCATGCTAAAGTGGTAAAAACAATTCACGAACAAAACGGTTACCCTGTAGTAATCTTCCTAGTGAAGTCAGTTTCTAAAAAGAAAGAAGACGGTTTTAAAAGACCTTACGATGAGCAAACACAGCTTGAAATGCTAAACGCTCTTAAAAGAGAACTTCCGATTGAAGAGGTATACATTATTAACTCAGCAGGTATTGACCTTATGTTTAACGAAATGAGACCTAAGTACGAACCAGTTTTATGGGGTACAGGTACTGACAGATTAAAAACGTATGGTTACCAGGTTGATGAGCCAAAATACAGGTCTCAATTAGATGTTAGACCAGACTTTGGTTTATTTGAGATTCCAAGAACAGGTAAAAACATTTCAGCTACTCAAGTTAGAGAAGCAATGTTAGCTGGTGACGAAAAGTTATTTAAGAAGCTTACACCTAAGTCTATTCACGGTATGTACAACGACCTTAAATCTAAATTAGAGCAAGCAATGGCGTTAGCAGAGTCAAATGAAACAATCATGACATTTGAACAATTTATTGCTAATATATAATAAAATACAATCATAGTAAGATGTTTGAATCTTTTAACGACTTTACAAATAATGACATGCCTTTAAATGAGGGCATGTTCTCGTTTAAAACCTTAGGTGATAATAAGGCAATCAGTGCTAGGTCAGGTGCTGATATTTACATGTTTGATGATAAAGGAAACATGTGGCATGAAGAAAACTATGAAGGTTATGGTATCTTCGGTGGTAAAGACTATTTTGAGCTAATGGCCGAAATGAATGGTGAAGAAGGTAGAGATATCGGCATTGACCTTTACTACAGCGATAATAAAAAAGTTTTATATCCAGCTTTAACAAGAGACGAAGACTTCAACTGGAAAAGACATAAGTTTACTACTAAGATTAAGTCAGACCCTAAGCAAGGTTGGTTTTATGAATCTGTAGTTAATGAAGCAAGCGTTACGTTTACAGCAGACCAATTAAACGGACTTCATAGAATTTTGGTTCTTAAAATGGACCAAGGTGAAAGAATTGCGGGTGTATACGGATATACTTTAAATACAATGCTTTCTAACTATATAAAAAGAGCAGAGTCTAAACCGGGTAACAAAACGGCAGTAAAGGTTGATGATAAATTAGCAAACGCTATGGACCAACTTCTATCTAATAATGATAATCATTTATCATCAGATGACGAAGCCTATGTTAGATCAAAAATTAGTAAAATAGTGACTGAATCAACAATTAATGAAGCTAAGTCAATTGCTAAGATTCAAAAGGAATGGGGTAATGTTACCGCAATTATGAAAGACGTTGTTGCTAAATATAAGAAAGCAGAAGGTCAAGAAAAAGAGGACTTATTAGACGAGCTTAAATCTTTAACAGCTTCTAAGAAACAACTTGAAGCTGAATTAGATGCAGCGGTTGGTCTTAAAGATATTGACGCTGAATTAGCAGAGGGCATGACAACAGAAACAGTTGACGAGTCTATTAAAGCTGAAGATATTAAACCAGGTGCTGAATTTAAAATTAAAGGAGGTACTGTTTTTAGAGTTGATGATGTTGAAGACCACAAAAAGCAAGGTCTGATAGTTCATTCAAGCATGTCTGACTCTGGCAAGAAAAACGCATACCGCGATAGCCTAGATGATTTTGTAGAATTTTTGAATGACGAAAAAGCAAAGATGTTAGAAAATGCAACAGAAACTCGTGGCACAATCGAGTTAGTAAGCGAATCGTACAACGAACTTAATGAAAGAACGGTTACACTTAAAAGAAGATATACTGAAAATTACCCAGCAGTTACAGCTGGTAAATCAGCAAGAATTAGAAACAAAATGCTAGAAGCAATCGCTGATGGCAAAATCACTCAAGAAGAGTTTAACGCTATCTTAAAAGAAATGTCTAACCACCCAGGTAAGTGGTCAAGAAGAAACGCTAAGTACTTTAACGTATCTGAAGACGGTATTTCACTATCAAAGTTTGGTAAAAGAGCTCTTAAGCAAATTACAATTAACGAAGACGATATGAATGAAGCTAGAGAACACTGGGTTGTTTATACAGGTGAAGCTATGAAAAAGTTTTACTCAGAACACACTGGTAAAAAGTCGGCTGAAAAAATGGTAGACATGGCCTCAAGAGTACTGAACCAAGTAGGTATGATGACTAAGAGTGAATGGGAAAAAGAAAAAGAAGCGGGTAACGTTATGGAAAACACTAAATTTGTATTTGAATCATTCTCTGAATTCGAATCTAACACAATTAATGAAGGTGCATTTGTTGTATGGTATGAAGATAAAGAAGGCAAGCACCTTCTAGGTACATTCCATAATAAAAAAGCAGCGGACAAGTACAAGTCAGAAGAAGAAGATGAAGTACTAAACACAGTGGGTGTTAAAGCAATTGGCACAATGTCTAAAGATATGTGGGACAAAAAAGAAGCACCATATATTAAAGAAGCTGCAAAGATTAAAATGAATGCTCTTGATTGGGGTAAAACAACAGCTGAAAGAAATGCTAATCAAGATAAGTACGATGCACTTGAAACTGAAGAAGAGCGCGAAGAATTCTTAAGACAATTAAAGAATGAATCAGTAGTTAATGAAGGTAAGCACGATGCAATGCTAGACCAATTAGCAGAGCTTGTTAAAGATGTAACGTTTATGAACATCGGTCTTAAGCTTAAAGAAGCGGGTATCAAGTATGATTTCTCAACAGGTATGATGCCAATGTATCAACTGAAAAAGTACCCAATCGCTATTCTAAACAAAAAGTATGTTGAAAAAGGTGATAGAGAAGTTGGTGATATTGCAATCGGTGTACTTGAGTCGGTTACTACGGAAAACGCTGAATTAGTTACAGAAGCATTCAAGTCTTCAAAGCTAAGAAACCTTTTAACAATGAGAGGTGCTGACGGTAACGCAATTAAAAGTTTAGCTAGAGCATTTTACGGTTTAACTAAGTACAAACTAGACGAACTACCAGATGCAGCGTTAAGAGATGTTGACCCTCAAACAGCGTACAAGTCTTACCAAAAAGATAATGAATTTGCAGTATTCTATATTGCAGATAACGAAAAAGAAAATCCTTACGGCGACAGTGACTGGGAAAGCAAAATTCAACCAGGTATTATTGGAATTACAAGAGGTAAAGAATTCTTAGGTGCAACACACGATACTAAAAAGATGCCAGCGACACTTATGAAAGCTGCTTCAGATAATGCAGTTGGTGGTGATAAAAGATACTCTGGTTACGGTGCTACAGGTATTTACAATATAAAGAGAGCGGCGGAGCTTGCAGATAGAGCAGTTGTTGTATGGCTTAATAATGATGTATTCAAGTCTACTGATAAAGTAGAGCAAAGAGCCGATGCTAAATCAGGTGCTATTGCATTTAAATCTGATAAAGAGTTTAAAGATGCTAACATGTATAGATACAGAGAAATTTTAGCAACTAAAGCTTCTAAACTTCCTTTAGATAAAATGGTTGAAAAAGCTATTAATGATTTGTCTGCCCAAATTAAAGATGGTTTAGCTAAAGGTGAATTTACACGTTACGGTGATATTCTTATTGGTAAAAACAAAAAGGGTAGTGATGTTAGAATGAGAGATGCTTCTCAACATATGTCAAACATTTTAGATGCATACAGTAAATACGTAAGCTATACACAAGAGGCGAAAGAAGAAAAAGACAAGGGATACTCATCAGGTTTCTATGAAAAAGAAGCTAAAGCTTATGCGAAGAGAGTTGCTGATGACATTAAAAAAATTAAATCGTTTGATTACGCTTGGTAATTAAGTTATAGATTATGCCTAGTCAAAGTAAATCACAACAACGTCTAATGGGAGTTGCATACGCGGTTAAATCCGGTGATATGCCACTTTCTGATGTAGATGCGTCATATAGAGATAAAGTTAAAGAGCTTGTTGACGGTATGTCACTTAAAGACCTTAAAGATTTTGCTGAAACAAAACACGACGATATACCGGAAGAGGTTACAGAAGGTGTAGTGAAAATTGATTTACGTAAAATACTAACTAAAATTTCAGGTGCTATCGGATACAAGCATGACCCAAAAATGAGGGAAGAGTTGTTATCAGCTTTTGAAAAAGACCTTAGGGAAATTATGGTTAAGCATGACTACATTGTAGAAGATGAAACAATTGAAGAAGATTTATCAGCTGTTACCCCAAGTATGCTTGGTGGTATGGGCGATGTTGTTTTACCCAATGGAGATGCCCCAGGTTCAGGTGATGTTCCAGCAGGTCAAGGTAAAGCTAAAAAGAAAAAAAAGAAACTTTTAAATGTTCAAGAGTTTATTAAAGAACAAGAACAATTAAAAGCTTTTAAACCAGAACAAGGTGAAGGTGAAGAGTTAGGTGAGGGTGAATATGAAATTGGCCCAGCTAGAGACCCTGACCTTGAGATGGAAGAAATACGCAAACGTAGACACGCTGCAGTTAATGTAACTACTTTTAGTAATTTCACTAAAAATAGGTAAGTCTAATTTCGAAACAAATTAAGAAGTCCATATATAAACTATATGGACTTTTTTATTAACCCGAATTCACATTATTTAAAGTTGATGTTTATCGTCAAATCGGCGGAAACACCCGGTCAATTAGAAGTTGCCCAAAGATGTTTAGATCTGTATGATTCTAGAAGAGATTACTATATACAATACTTTAAGAAAAGTAGCGATAAACCTATTGTATCACATACAGGTGAATACGATCATGAAACAGCAATATGGATACTCAGTAAAAAACTAAAAATGAAAAGAAGCTTATATGACAAGTGAAGAGCAAGTAATTGAAATCTTAATGGAAGCTGATGCGTTAGGAATTCGCGAAGAGGTTATACAGTATGCTAGACACCTTAGAGAAATCAATATTAGATTAGACCGAGTAGATGCATATGAAGTTGCATTTAGTAAAATCAAACAAGTTTTAGAAGAAGATGAATAATTTAGATAGACAATACCAAGAGCTATTAAAAGATGTTTTAACTAATGGCGTAAGTAAAGACGATAGAACAGGAACCGGTACTATTTCAACATTTGGTCGTATGATGCGTCATAAAATGTCAGATGGTTTTCCACTTCTTACAACTAAGAAGATGTTTATGAAAACTTGTATGACCGAGTTAAAATGGTTCTTAAAAGGAGATACCAACATCAAGTATTTGGTGGATAATGGATGTAACATTTGGAATGGTGATGCTTATAAGGCATATGAGAAATATGCATTGGCTAATTCTTATGGTGTTGATATTCTGTCAATGGATGAATTTATTGAACAAATTAAAACCGACAATGCATTCGCAGCAAAATGGGGCGAGTTAGGTCCTATTTATGGTTATCAGTGGAGACACTGGGTTGCTAAGAATGAAATTGAATCCGGTGGTGAATATGCATGGGTTGACCAAATTGAATGGTTGATTAATGAACTTAAAACAAATCCTGATTCACGTAGACTAATGGTTAACGCTTGGAATGTTGCAGACCTTCCAAATATGACGTTGCCTCCGTGCCATTACGGGTTCCAAGTTTATACACAACCACTATCGTTAAAGCAACGCAGAGCAGCTTGGGCTAAATCATTGGATAAAGACGAATCATATGCTAGAGAACTTTCACATGAAGACCTTGATGCTAAAGGATTCCCAACTAGAACTATTTCACTAAAGTGGGACCAGCGTTCAGTTGACACTTTCTTAGGATTACCTTTTGATATTGCATCGTATGGTATGCTTCTACACTTGATTGCACTTGAAGTAAATATGATACCGGATGAATTGATTTGCATGCTAGGTGATGTTCACATTTACAACAATCACCTAAAGCAAGTAAATGAACTATTAGGAAGAATGCCTAAAAAATTACCAAAGCTTTCTAAGTTAGAAGGCAGTGTTTTGACGGGTGAGTTTGAATATGAAATTGAGGGATATGACCCACACCCTGCAATTAAAGCACCCTTAAGTAATTAATTATGATATTTGTTTATTGGGCTATTCGATATTTAGCAGTTGGTACAATTTTTATGTTGGTTTTAGACATATTACACAGAATGGTAATTAATAAAATTGACGAAGAATTTAAAGAAGGTTATAAAAACTGGGAGCGTATATACATTATATGCACTTGGCCTTTCTTTTTGTACAGTGTGATTAAAGAAATAGTCATTAGCAAGAAACAAAAATAACATTAAGAGTATAATAAACATGGAAGTAAATTTTAAACTTATAAAACCAGACGGTACTGAAATAACAGCAGACGCTATTAATTGGGTAACATGGAATGTTGATGGAGGTGGCTTAAAAGCTGCGCATGACGGACCATCTGAAGGTAGAAGTTTGGTTATGGATATGAAAACAATTCCAATGGATGTTTTATTGGCAATGTCTCAAAATAACTTTGAAGGTATGGGCGATATTAAAATAAAAGACCCATATAAATTTTTGTCAGAACCAATTACAAAAATTGTAGAATCTACAAAATCTAAAGTTATCTTTGAAACAGAAAAAGATACATTTGAATTATTAATTAATACTAATCCAGCTTGGGTAAAACCACGCTCACCATTTAGCTTAAGATAATATGGCAAACGCAGATAATCAATGTAAAGACCTAGAGGTAAAAGACTTCTACGGCGAATCAACAACACACCTAGCAGACATTATGGAGCATCAAAAAGAGATGCAAGAAAAAACTTATGGATTCAACTTTGAAGATATGAGTTTACGTGATGTTATGAATTTCTGGCATGTTACAAATCATGCGATGATTGACGAGATTCACGAAATGACAGATGCACTTGGTGGTATTAATGATGGCTCTGGTTCTGCGATTTGGAAGACGTGGAAAAAAGACTTTAGTAAATACGACACCATGAAGGTTGCCGACCTAACAGACGATGACCGCAAAGAGTTGTATATGGAGTGGGTTGATATTCTACACTTCTTTATGAACTACGCTGCGTCTATTGGACTTGACGCTAAAACGGCATACAATTACTACTTCGCAAAAGCAGAAGAGAATAAGAACCGTCAAAAGCGTGGATACTAATGCTATTAGATGTAGAACAAAAAGACAAAGAAATTATCGTATCGTATTACGATAAAGAAGGCCAAGTTAAGTTTCGTCGTTATCCAATCGAACAGTATAAAAACTGGTACATCACAGATGAGAACGACAGATACAAACACAGCTCTTTAAGAAATTGGGACGGTCGACCAGTAAAAGAAGGTCGCTCAAGACAATACAGTAAGTTCTCTCTTATTTCATTCTTGGATAATTTACCAGAGAACGATAAGAAAGTTATCTTTGAGCCTACAATGCCTAAAACATACTTTGTCGATATTGAGACAGAGATTGTTGACGGTTTCCCTAAACCAGAAGAGGCTAAGACAAGAATCCTTGCGTTCTCAATCATTACGCCAGAACGTAAAGCGATTGTACTAGGTCTTGAAGACATGCCTCAAGAAAAGATTCAGAAGATTCAAGATGATACTAATGAGTATTTTAAGACACTTGATTCTGATTGGACCTTTGACTACCGTAAGTTTGATTCTGAGTATGACATGGTATTCACATTCATCAACAGATTCTTGCCTAAGTTCCCAATGATGACAGGTTGGAACTTTATCAATTATGACTGGCAGTACATTGTAAACCGATGCAAGCGTTTACAGATTGACATTACCGCCGCAGCAAAGACTAAAGCACTTGACCGTGTAGATTCAAGACCACTTCATATGGGTATTCTTGATTACATGCAGTTATATGACAAATACGACCGCTCGGTTAAAGTAAAGGAGTCTAACGCACTCGACTATGTTTCTGGACAAGTACTTAAGTTGAATAAGATTAAGTTCCAGGGGTCGCTGCAGGACCTTTACGAGCAAGATTTCGTTAAATACATTTACTACAACGTTGTCGATTCAGTTTTGGTATATTACATTGACCAGAAACTAAAATCAATGGAAGTACTTCTTACACTCGCATCGATTACAAAGATGCCATTGTATAAAGCTGCGTCACCTGTATCGGTTACCGAAGCTCTTATTGCACGTAAGTTAGCGGAAGATAACAAGTGTGTTGCATCTGAGAAGAAAGAAGACAGTCAGAAGGATGGTAAATATGCAGGTGCTTATGTGAAGCAACCTAAAGTAGGATTCTATCAAGGTGTATCTGCATTTGACTTTGCGTCACTGTATCCTTCAATTATGAGACAATATAATATCTCACCGGATTCGTACAAAGATATTATTCCAGTCTCTCAGATTCCAGAGCGTCGCAAGAATAAAGATGAGATTGTTTGTGCTAACGGTGTTGTGTATGATAAGAAAGATTCTATTTTAAAGCAGATTCTTTCTGATTTGTACGGTCAAAGAAAGGCTTACAAAAAGACTTCTTATGATTATTATACCAAAGCCAAAGAAGTAAAAGATAAGCTGGCCGAATTATAGTGCCATACTATAATTAGCTATTTTAAGCGACCCTTTTGTTTAACGAAATATATAATACAATTAAACGGGTCTGGAGTAACTTCCTAGACCCGTTTTTAGTCTAATACGATTTTTAAAAAAAATAGAATTTTAAAAATGTCAAAACTTTTTGAAGAAAGAATAGAATATAAACCATTTGAATACCCTGTATATTATACAGAGGGATGGTTAAAGCAAGCACAAGCATTTTGGTTACACACTGAAATTTCGATGCAAGGTGATGTTAAAGATTGGAATGAAAATCTTACGCCTGAAGAAAAGAATCTAGTAGGTAACATCCTTTTAGGTTTTGCACAAACAGAATGTGCAGTTTCAGATTACTGGACAACAATGGTTACTAAGTGGTTCCCTAAGCATGAAATCAAGCAAATGGCTATGATGTTCGGTTCACAGGAGACTATTCACGCGACAGCGTACTCATACCTTAATGAAACTCTAGGTCTTGAAGACTTTGCAGGGTTCTTACATGAACCTGCGATTGCAGACCGTTTCGAGTTCCTTATGAATACGGAAGCAGATTGGACACATGAAGACTTACAAGAAAATGCAAGAGCAAGAAAGCAAGTTGCACGTTCATTAGCAATCTTTTCGGCATTTGCAGAAGGTGTTGCTCTTTACTCATCATTTGCGGTACTTTACTCATTCCAAATGAGAGATAAACTAAAGGGTATCGGTCAACAAATGAAATGGTCTGTAAGAGATGAATCACTACACTCTAAGATGGGTTGTCAGTTATTCAGACACATGACTGAAGAATATCCCGAGCTTCTTGACGAAGTTAAAGATGATGTTATCGAAGCTGCAAAACTTATGGTTGAGATGGAAATGTCATACATTGATAAAATCTTTGAACAGGGTGATCTTGAAAACCTTAATAAAGCAGACCTTAAAGAATTTATCAAAATGAGAGCAAATGAAAAGCTAGCAGAATTAAACATTAAGCCAGCTTTTATGTATAATGAAGAGCAGGCTGAAGCATTAGACTGGTTCTATCACTTGACTGGTGGACATACCCACACCGATTTCTTTGCAGTAAGACCTACAGATTATTCTAAGGCAGGTGAAGATGAAAACTGGGATGAAGACGATTTATTTGATTAATAAGATTATTAAAGATGACAGATATTAAAAATTGGGGAGCTGAATTTGGCTGGGAACTTGGCGTTGATTTTCCTGTATGGGGGAACACAGAGATATACGTTAAGACGGTTTCAAAAGGTTACCTACTACAAGGGGAAACTCCAAAAGATGCTTACTGGAGAGTTGCGACTGCTGCAGCTAAAAGACTTCAGAAGCCAGAGCTTGCGAGTAAATTTTATGATTACATTTGGAGAGGTTGGTTAAACCTAGCGACACCTGTATTCTCAAACACGGGTACTGAAAGAGGTCTTCCAATTTCTTGTTTCGGTATTGATGTGGCTGATTCGATTTACGACATTGGTAATAAGAATCTTGAGTTAATGCTTTTAGCAAAGCACGGTGGTGGTGTTGGTATTGGCGTAAACCAAATTAGACCAGCTGGAGCAACTATCAAAGGCAATGGTACATCTGATGGTGTGGTTCCGTTCATTAAGATTTATGATTCAACTATCCTTGCAACAAATCAAGGTTCAGTTCGTAGAGGCGCTGCTTCTGTGAACATTGATATTGAACACGATGATTTTTGGGAATGGCTAGAGATTCGTGAACCTAAGGGTGATGTAAACCGCCAGTCTCTAAACGTACACCAAGCAGTTATTGTATCTGATGGTTTTATGAAGAAGCTTTCAGAAGGTGATAAAGAATCACGTAAACGTTGGGCCGCGGTTCTTAAAAAGAGACGTTCAACAGGTGAACCTTACATTATGTTTAAGGGTAACGTCAACCGTCAAAACCCAGAGGCATACAAGCAAAATGGACTTAAAGTGTACATGACGAACATTTGTTCTGAGATTGCACTACACACTGATGAGAACCACTCGTTTGTTTGTTGTTTATCATCTGTGAACCTTGCGAAGTACGACGAATGGAAAGATACTGACCTAATCTACACAGCCACATGGTTCCTTGATGGTGTTCTTGAGGAGTTTATCACAAGAGCAAAATACATGAGAGGGTTTGAAAACTCAGTACGTTCTGCTGAAAAAGGTAGAGCACTTGGTTTAGGTGTTCTAGGATGGCACACATACCTACAAGACAGAAACATTCCTTTCGATTCACTATCAGCACAGTTTGAAACTCGCAAGATTTTCTCTCAGATTAAGATTGAGTCTGAAAGAGCATCTAGAGATATGGCTACTGAAATGGGTGAACCTCTATGGTGTGTTGGAACTGGAATGCGTAACACTCACTTAAGAGCGATTGCACCAACAGTTTCTAACTCTAAATTATCAGGTAACGTTTCTCCGGGTATTGAGCCATGGGCTGCGAATGTATTCACTGAGCAAACAGCTAAAGGTACATTTATCAGAAAGAACCATACGCTAGAAAAGTTCTTAGACTTTGCTGAAATCAATACAAAATATGTATGGGATAAGATTTTAGCAGACGGTGGTTCAGTTCAAGGTGTTGATGCAATGGACGGATGGTATGGGAAACACAACTGTCCTGGTAAATATATCAATCAAGAAGAATTCGATAAACTAGACAAGCTTCAACAAGACGAATGGACACCTATCAAAGATGTGTTCTTAACGTTCAAAGAGTTGAATCAAATGGAATTGGTAAAACAAGCAGGTGTGCGTCAGCAATATATTGACCAAGCTGTTTCATTAAACCTTGCATTCCCAACAGAAGCAACACCTAAGTTTATTAACCAAGTGCATATGGAAGCATATAAACAAGGTGTAAAAACACTCTATTACATGAGAACGGAGTCAGTCCTTAGAGGTGACATTGCTACGCGAGCAACAGATCCAGACTGTCTTTCATGTGATGGATAACGATGGTGGGGTTTGAAGACCCCGTCTTAGGACCGTTATAGTTAACGGAACGAGGCCAGGAGTTCGCTACTTCCTGGCCTCATCTTTTATGAAACAATTTAAATAGGTTTTATATAATATACGTATTGTCGCATTAAAAATACAATATTAAAATTATGGAAACACTTTATTTTGTTTTGGGTGCGCTTTCAGTGGTAACTTTAGTTGCTGTTGTGAGTGTGTTTAAGATTAGAAAAGAAATGGACAAAATGGTTGATGACCGTTTAGACCAAACAGTAAACCACCTTTCAAGTTACATTGAAAAGGTAGAACGCTACAGCGATGCCGTCGAATCTCGTATAGATTCAGAAGTCGACAAACTTTACAAATATG